ACAGGTTCGGCGAGTTGCCAAGGATGGCCCCTACCTGCGAGGCGGTGATGCGGCCCTTCCTCTGAGCAAACCATTCTGGGGAACGCTGTTCCATGTTATGCCCAATTCCCATAAAGGACGCCTTGAAACAGGCTGATCCGGCGTTTCTTGTCTTTCAGGTTCATTTGCTTCGCGGCGGCAGTTGCAACACGCCACTTCCAAAATGATGTGTTGTCATGCAACACGATCAAATTTACCTCGCCTTTGCGGTATGTCTGGAAATCGGTTTCACCGTATTCATCACGGCGGTCGCCAGTTGTCATCACAAAGCCGTTGGCCTCATAATTGCCGTTATGGTTCAAGTCCAATACAACAAAGTCTGCATCTGTATCTGTCGGCGCTGGGCTGCAAATCTCGCGGCTACCTGTGCGGAAAAATGGCCTGTTAGCCGTGCCAAGATCAATAAAGGCTTGGTATTCATCGTATTCCATCTTTAGCCTCATGGTGCTATAAGCTTCGGTGAAGAACCCGCGCCACCAAGTCTTGAATTATCTCAAGCCAAGCGGTTCCACCCTGCAAGGTGGCGCGGGGGTTATCCGTTCATGCCTGTTAGAACGGAATTTCATCGTCCAGATCGCGGCTACGGCTTCCACCGCCACCGCCACCGGATCCGCCGCCCGTGCCAAAGCTGTCATCCACACGACCACCGGATGCCGCCGCCCGAGGTTTCGCCGCCTTGATATCTACGCCCTTGGTCTTGGGATTGACTGCGCAAACCCAGTTTCCTTCAACCGTGCCACCAGTCTGCCGATCTTGAACCTGCCAAACCTGAACCGTCACAATCATCGGCTTATTCAGGATCGCCAGCCCCAAATCATCATCGGTCGGAACGCCGGATTTCTGCGCCAGCTTGCCGCCTGCATTGGCGTCAATTGCCGCCAGCATCCGACGCGCTTTGTCACGCTTGGCAATGCCCTTGGCTTCGTCTTTGGTGCCTGGGTCCAAATCTGTCACCCAAAGCTTGTGGAATACCTTGCGGTTTTTGTATTCCTCTGGCCCAAGCACAGACCAGCGCAGCGAGATAAACCGTTCTCCCGTCGAGGTGATGGCCCACTTGATTTCATCTGCCGCCGCAAGCACCGAAGACCCCTCCGGGATCGGGTCCATGTTGCCGCCCGGAATTTCATATTCCGCGCCCGTGTCTTTGGCGCTTTCGCCTGTTGATAGATCCCAGAACGACATCACTGCATACTCCCATCAGAACCGTCCGCCACCTTGGCTAGATCGGTGATTTCTTTTTCTTTGGTGTCAGGGCTGGTCTTTGCCTTGCCCATTGCTTTTCCCAATGCTGGGATGACGGACAAGAGCGGGTTTTCGCCCACCTTGAACGGCAGGGCTTCGGTGATGCCGTAGCGGTTTTTCGACACGCAAGACGCAGCCGCATGGACTATCAATTCGCGGTCTCCCGTCGAGATAGCCCGCTTGCGTTCGCCTTCGTCGCCCTTGGTGAACATTTCCAGCCGGACAAACCCCACCACGTCTACGTCATCAACATATGGCGGCAGGGACTTGGACGGCAGGCGCAGCGAATAGCGCATGTAGTCATCGGCGTCGGGCAGCTTCATGGTTTCAACATCGGCGTGGGCCACGAAAACAACGTGCATCCCGCGCTTTTCATTGGCCAGCCCAGCGCCCTTGCGCACGCGCTGGTGCATTGCCGCAACCGCAGCCGTTCCAGCGCCGTATCCACCTAGGGCTTGGTTGATCGACTTGGCCTTGGGGTCTTGTGCCAGCACATCGGCCAAGAAAAGCCGCTCCAGCGCCGTCACACTGTCGATCACCAACGTCTTGTAATCATGTGGCTCGTGGATAACGGCAGTGATCTGTTCCCAGAGCGTCTTGGTGTCGGTGATCAGCGGGAACGCATCCGGGCGATGGTCGGCAGGAATAGCCTGCATCCCATCTTCTGCGCGAATGAAGATCGGGTTTGGAAACGTCGCAGCGAGGCTGGTTTTACCCATGCCACTATCGCCGCAAATCGTCACCAAAACAGCGCGCTCCGCAGGTTTGCGGGCGGTATCAATGATGCCCATTACTTGGGTCACTCCTATGTTTGGCCCCTTGGGCCGCGCGTGGCGGGTCACGCTCTAAATCCCGCTGCGAAATTTCCACTCCGCAACGCCACACTTGCATAGTGTCAGCAGAAATGCAATAGATAAACGCAAGTTTGCAGAGAAAGGCGCAAATATGCTGGATTTAGACGAAATCAAGCGTCACCTACAATACATGGTATTGTCTCAGGTGGCGGCACAGACTGGAGTAGATAGAGGGGCTTTGAGCCGCATCAAAGAAGGTGATGTCGGCAGGTTGTCTCATGCTGCCATTCTCAAGGTTTCAGACTTCCTGCGCAGCCTCCGGTCCTGAAATGGGCGTGATGGAAATTGCGTTGACGGTTCTGAGCAATCTGTCCAAGGCTGACCCAGAAGCCGTTGATTGGGCAGCTTACGACTGGTTGCAGATGAGCGAAGCGGGGATGCCATATGTCTCGCTGGTTGAGGGATCGGCTCGGGATGACGCGCGCTTCTGGGCTGAGACTGCAACCCCGGCCGAGTTGGAGTGCTATGCGCTTGCGGCTTGTGACAGGCTGGCATCCAGCAATGCCATGTTCATGTCGCGGCAGATCAAGCGATTGGCAGGTGCGTTGTTTCGCCGCATGTCGCCAACAGAGCAAGCGGCCTTCAAAACTTGGATCAACAAGGAACTGACAGAATGAGCGCTGATGATTTCGCAGACTTCGAAGCAGGCTATAACGGCGCGAAATTCGGGCATACGGGCGCTGGAAACGGCTATTCCAGCGACGATTTTTCGGCTGATGATTTCACCCCACCAGCCCCTGAGGCCCCGGAAGAAAATTCCCGCTGGCCCGCGCCGTTCTCCCTCGCGGGCGTGGATCTCCTAAGCCCACCAGGCTTTGCCGGTGACATTGCGGCTTGGATTGATAGCCAGTGCCGTTTTCCGCGCCGTCGATTGGCTGTAGCCTCTGCGCTGGTGTCTCTAGGTAACATCGGCGGGTTGCGTCATGAGGATACAAGGGACGGCGTGACAGCCAATATGCTGGCCTTCTGCGTGGCGGCTTCAGCCACAGGCAAGGAAGCCGTCATGCAGGCGACAACCGATCTGCATATCGCCGCTGGCGTTCACTATGCGCTGCAAGGGGGCATTAAGTCAGAACAGGAAATCATGCGGAACCTGATCGAACATCAGGCGGCATATTACATCATTGATGAAATCGGGATTTTCCTGATCAAGGTGCGCAATGCCCAGCGCAGAGGTGGAGCGGCATATCTCGAAAGCGTGTTTGGCGCGATCATGTCCGGCTATTCCAAAGCCAATTCCCGGATGCTGTTGCAGGGCGATACCAAACGCGAGTTGCGCAAAATGTTTGGGGCCATTGCTGCCAAGGCTGAGGATGATGGTAGGGACGCCAGCCATGCTGTCAGGATGCTGCGAATGATTGACGAGGGGCTAGAACGGCCTTTCCTTTCAACGATTGGATACACCACCCCCGGCACCTTTGATCAGATCATGGATGGCGAGACAGCCACGCAGGGCTTCGTTGGGCGGGCTATCATTGTTTCCGAGACAGACAACAACCCGGCAGAGCGGGAAGGCTTCAAAAAGCGCCCTATGAGCGAAGGCATGGCGATGCGCCTAAGCCAGATATTCCACGGCGGAAACTTCAACCTGATGTCCGATGGAGTAGGGGCAAGGATTGAATATGCTGGCGATCGGCAGGAAGTCACCACCGATGATGACGCCGCCAAAATGCTGCAAGAGGTTTCCCGTTGGCTGCATCGCTATGCAGAGGAAATGGGCGAACACACTGGCGAAGCATCGGTTGCGATGATCCGCCGCAGCTATGAGTTGATTGCCAAGATCAGCTTCATCCTTGCCATTCCCACCGCAGTCAGAACAGCAGAGCATGTGCGCTGGGCCTTCGCCTATGTCCGCGCCGAACTCGATTCCAAGATCAAGCTGGTGTTTGCCAATGACAACTCGAAAGAGCGCCCAGAGGAAAGTATTGCCGCCCGCGTGGTGAACTACATCGACCCCGACAAGGGCGCGTCAACCTCGGTGCTGGCAAACCGTATGAAGATCAAGACGGAGGTTTTGACCCCGATTTTGGAAAAGATGGAAGCGGCGGGTTTGATCAAAAGTGTGGCAGCGAAAAAGGCATACAAGGGGGTATTTTCGAGAATTTGGGCATTATCGGTGGTAAGCTAGAAAACGAAGTTAGAAGTTTCTAACTTCATAAGCATATGATTTATATAGAAAATGTTGCATCTTACGAAAGTTAGAAAGTTAGACCTAGTATAAGTCAAATACTGCCCAGATCATAGAGGGTAGAAATCCGACTAGAGGGGGTATTAGGTTCTCACAATATATATATATCAATGTATATCTAACTTCTAACTTAGTAGTTTTTACAAGCAATTTCAGTAGCTTCAAAGTTAGAAGCGTGTTTCTAGCTTCTTTCTAACTTCTAACTTCAAATCCCTTGACACCCCGCCCGCCCATATGCCAATCTAGCGTTGCGCGCCTCGCTGTCGGTTTGATCCCCAACAGTCGCTTAACCTCCTCCGGGCTAGAGGCGCGCGCATACATCAGGGGGAGTTGGAGGATACCATGAGCACGATCACTCAAGAACAAGCCGACAAAATCACCGCATACCTCGCATCCCACATCTTGCCGTCATGGCTGGGAACCGAGGAAAGCGCCTGCTCCATCGCGGCGATCAATCTAGCACTGACTGGCAAGCTTACAGACAAAATTCCGGCGTGCATGTCACCAGTTATTGGGCGCTGGATCATCCGTATTCAAGACGCCATGCCGAGCGATATGCGCAACTCCGCAGAGTGGAAGCGGTTGTTGCCTCTCGCTGCTGGCACAGGTCGCGGACTTGAACCGCAGCGCAAGGCAATCG